ACAGTATATTAATACAACGTGGAGAAGAGAAATTTAAAATGGCAGAAAACAATCTGTCAGCCGCAAGAGCAATGGCAAGACATTTGCATAATGGCGGAGAAACTTTTGACACAATAGGTGAAGCAATTACTGAAATGTCAAGAGACTATGGCAAACTTAAAGAGTTTGTTAGTTATGTAAGAAAGGCTAAGTTGGTCAACGAAACTAATGAAGAATTTGTAACATTAGCAATGGAAAACATTAATGATATTAAAACAAACTTAAAAAGATTAAGTGGTGTTAAGTCCTATGCAAACGCAGTAGAAACCGTAACAAATTATAACAATGTAGAATTACTACAAGACGACTTAGATTTAGAAAGTAAATTTACAGAAACACATTTTGATGATAAAGTTGCTAATGTATTAGATAATTTAAAAGTTATGGCAAGTAAAAGACATGCTTTTGAAAGTTACATAACAAATGCAATAGCAAAAGAAACATTTGAAAATGTTAAAGAACAATTAAAAGAAGACGAGTTAATGGAATTTGATACTCCTCATGCTAAACTTGGACATCAAGTTAGTAAATTAGGATATAGTGCAAAGGACGAAAAACTTGGAAACTATTTACATAGCATTAGTAGTAAACTTAATGCTGGTGGACAACTTAATCAATTCGAGTATGGTGCAATTAAAAGTAGTCTACTAAGTGCTGGTCAGCACAATGTTCAATCACAAGGTGCTCCAATGACTGCAACAGAGTCATATGAAGCATTTTTAGACCAGTTTATCATATTATAATACGTTATAAAGATAAATAAATACGTTGGAAGAATAAAGTAATTTAATTTTCCAATAGTTGTAAAAAAGTACTTGACTTTTTTGCATCAAGGCATTATAATAAAAAAACAGTTGTATCCTAAATACAGAAGATACGGCGAAACATGGCATAACAGGAGAAAAACATGGCATCTTTACAAGAAATCAGAGCTAAACTACAAGCAATGGAATCAAAACCAGGTAGTAATCAAAAGGCTCAAGGCGATAACGCAATATACCCATTTTGGAACATAGACGAAGGCACATCAGCAGTGATGAGGTTTTTGCCTGACAGTGATCCAAACAACACGTTCTTTTGGGTAGAACGACAAATGATCAGACTAACATTTCCAGGAGTGGTTGGCGGAGACGCAAGACCAGTTACTGTACAAGTTCCTTGTATGGAAATGTGGAACGATACATGTCCGGTATTAACTGAGGTACGTCCTTGGTTTAAAGATCCTTCATTAGAAGATATGGGCAGAAAATACTGGAAAAAAAGAAGTTACATTTTCCAAGGATTTGTAAATGAGAATCCTTTAAATGAAACTGCTCCAGACAATCCAATTAGACGTTTTGTAATTGGTCCTCAAATTTTTAACATTATCAAAGGTGCATTAATGGACCCTGATATGGAAAACTTACCAACAGATTATGTTAATGGTACAGACTTCCGTTTGTTTAAAACATCAAAAGGTCAATATGCAGATTACTCTACTAGTAAGTGGGTAAGAAAAGAAAGCTCATTAACAGAAGAGCAATTAGCGGCTGTTGATACAAATGGATTGTTTAACTTAAATGACTTCCTACCAGCGAAGCCAACTGCTGAAGGCGTACAGGCTATAGCAGAAATGTTTGCGGCAAGTGTTGATGGGGAATTATATGATCCAGCAAAATGGGGACAGTTTTACAAACCCTATGGACTTGATGTTGGTGGAACAAGCACACAGTCAACTGTGGCACCAGCTCAAACGGTACAAGCAACTCCAACAGAGAGTGTGGCACCTGTAACAGCACCAGCACCAGCGGCTGAACCAGTAGCAAGTGCTCCAGCAGAAGGTGATGTGGGTAAGAAGTCAGCAGATGACATTCTTAGCATGATTAGAAACAGACAATCTAGTTAAGGAGATATCATGCAAAAACCATTTGACTTAACAAAGTTCAGAACAGGTTTAACCAAAAGCATATCAGGTATTAGTGCCGGCTTCCATGATCCTAGAGATTGGGTCAGCACTGGTAACAAAACATTAGACTACCTAATAAGTGGGGACTTCAATGGAGGTATCCCACTAGGTAAAGTTAGTGTGTTTGCAGGTGAATCAGGTTCTGGTAAATCATTTATATGTTCTGGAAACATTGTAAAAAATGCACAAGATAAAGGATGTCAAGTAGTACTATTTGACTCTGAGAACGCATTAGACGAACAATGGCTACAAGCATTAGATGTTGACACAACACCAGAAAAGTTATTAAAAGTTAGTGTTAGTATGATTGATGATGTTGCAAAAGCAATATCTGAATTTATGAAAGACTATAAATCAAACTATGGCGATATGGAGTATGATGACATGCCCAAGTTGTTGTTTGTTATAGATAGTTTAGGAATGTTATTAACACCAACAGACGTAGCACAATTTGAAAAAGGTGATATGAAAGGTGATATGGGTAGAAAGCCAAAGGCATTAGCGTCTTTAGTTAGAAATACTGTAAACCAAATAGCACCTTATCCAATTGGTATTGTAGCAACAAACCATACTTATGCATCACAAGACATGTTTGACCCTGATGATAAAATCTCAGGCGGACAAGGTTTTATATATGCATCAAGTATTGTTGTAGCAATTAAAAAACTTAAACTTAAAGAAGACGAAGCAGGAAACAAAGTTTCTACAGTACAAGGTATAAGAGCCGCCTGTAAAGTTATGAAGTCTAGATATAGCAAACCTTTTGAAGGTGTGCAGATCAAGATTCCATATGAAACAGGAATGGACCCTTATAGTGGTATGGTAGAAATGTTAGAAGCAAAAGAGATACTTACTAAAGTAGGTAACAAACTTTCTTATGTTTCTCCAGTTACTGGTGAGGAAATTAAAGAGTTCAGGAAAGGTTGGACTAATGATAAACTACAGGTAATTTTAGATGAATGGGATATGAATCCTATGGCAGTAGAAGAAGATACTCCAGAAGATATTGATCCTGAAATGCTAGAACCGAATATGGAGGATTACACAGATGAGTCCTGAAGTAGCACTATTGTTAGACGCATGGGATAGTATTAAAGCATTTATCCCTGCAAAAGAAAGGCTTCACGTTGCAGAAGAACTGGTTAGATGTTTTGAAGATAATGTAGATATCTCAGAAGCAGAAGATCATGCAAATGAATTTGATTCTGTAATGAAAGCCGCATTAATCAGCCACTTTGACATTGGGTTGGAAGATGATGAAGATGAGGATTGGGATTAATTAAATGGCTACCCATTATAATAACATTGTTCAAGACTTAGGTAATATAGTTCCGGCGATCGAGTATTACGAAAAAGAATTGAATGAAGCAAGATGGGAAGTTAAAATTAAGGGAAGTCTGGAAAAAGCCAGTTCTTCCCTCCCTGGTCTGACAGAGTTTCGCTTCAATCAACTACAAGAGATTGAAGCAATTCTCGAACACTTAAATATAGAACTTCGCAGAGAACGATCTATAACATTTAGGAAGTATTTAGAGTCATACAATAGGACATTGTCCAGCAGAGACGCAGACAAATTCGTTGATGGTGAACAATCAGTAATAGACCTAACACACCTAACAAACCAATTTAGTCTATTAAGAAATAAGTATTTAGGCGTAATGAAAGGTTTAGATACAAAGCAGTGGCAAATAGGACACATTACCAGACTGCGAACAGCAGGTATGGAAGACATAGTTATAGAATAATGAGACCTTTTATAGTAAAGAATGCTCTTTCTAAAGAAACTCTAAACCTTATTAGCAATATAGATAAAAATTGGAAGAAAGCCGGTCTATACGGTTACAACTTTGATAGAGAACAAGTACAAACTTATGGTAAAGGTAGGAGAACCTGGAGCATAAGAGTTTTAAATACAGACATTAGAAATAACTTAAAAGAACTTTTTAAAAAATATCCTAGTAAAATAAATTTTAATTCAGAAAATATAACCTCTAATTTACTAGAATACAGAGAGGAAGATCTGGGTTGCTTTGTAGAACATCAGGATGTTTATTACGATGATACTGATGTTAGAAAACTTAGTATGACGATTCAACTATCAGACTCTAACGATTATGAAGGAGGACAGTTTGCAATAATGGGAGAACAAATTCCAT